GGTGCTACGACAATTGTCTCTGTAGGAGGACTGACAGCAGGCTCAGTAAATGCAGCTTCGGCTACCGCAAACACGTTAACTACAGCTAGGACTATAGCCGCGTCTGGTGATGTAGTATGGTCAGTATCATTTAATGGTGGCGCTAACGTAACAGCTGCTGCAACAATACCAGCAAATTCAATAAGTAACACAAAAATAAGACAGTCTGCTGCGTTATCAGTTGTAGGCAGATCAGTTAACTCGTTAGGAAACGTTGATGATATATCATCAACTGCTGACCATCAGGTATTAAGACGATCTGGCGCGGTTTTGGAATTTGGCGCAGTCGCGTTGAACCAAGCAGCTGCAGTTACGGGGCAGTTGCCGGTCGCTAACGGTGGAACTGGTGTGGCTACTCTAGCTGCAAATAAAATAATGGTAGGTAATACTACGTCGGGTGTGTTAACGCCAACTGCTCTTCACTGGGACGGCACTAACACACGCCTTGGCATTAACACCGCTGCGCCAACTGAAAGACTTGAAGTAAACGGTAACGTTAAAGCAACATTCTTCATTGGTACTGCAACATCTGCTCAGTACGCCGACCTTGCAGAAAAGTTTTTACCTGAGACTGATTACGAAATTGGTACTGTTGTGATGATCGGTGGACGTGCCGAAATTACAGAAACTAATAACATAGGTGACGTAGCGATAGGTGTCATATCTGGAGAACCAGCGTTCATGATGAATGAAACTCTTGCTGGGGGCCAGTACGTTGCGTTAAAAGGAAGAGTTCCAGTTAAAGCTGTAAGTATTATTCGAAAAGGTGATATACTAATACCCGGCCCGGGTGGCATTGCTAATAAAGGCATTAAAACGGCGCACAACAGGTTTGGCATCGCTATAAGTGATTGGTCAGACGGATTCGTGGAGGCCATTATATTATGATATCAAGTGATGAAGTGCTTGCATTCATTACGCAAGCACTTCCATACGAGCAAAAGATCGTCTCATATATAGATAAAAACAACTTACAACATCAAGCAAATAAATTCTCTGACATACCTTCTCTTAACGAAATAACTTTAAAGTTAGAAGGAATGGAAAAATATTCAAAAAGAATATGGGACCATTGTAAGTTACTAGCAACCCAGAAAAAATTTACAGGACCAGTATCGTGCCATTTGTTTCTTGCGCAGAAAGGTTCTCCTTCGTTTGGTAGACATACTGATCCTGATGATGTTACTATATGGTGCACAGAAGGAATAAAGAGCCTATACGTAGAAGATAAAAGATATGATCTTATATCAGGATCATCCGTCTCTATTCCAGCAAACACTCCACACGAAATTATTAATGAGGATGACTCTGTAATGCTAAGCTTTGGTTTTGAAAATTATTATATAGATAGGTTGGTATGAATTGGACATTTTATTTAAAAACAACAGAGACTTGTAATTTAAACTGTCTTCATTGTTTTACTAGCGGTACAAGTGGTGCCAAGATATATTGGAAGCCGGATCTAGTAAAAGACTGGCTTAAAAAATTTAGAAATGAAAATCCAAAGGACACTGACACAGCTCATTGCGAGTTTCATGGCGGTGAACCGTTTCTAGCTCCAGTGAGCCAAATGTTAGATGTTTGGCAAGAATGCAAAGATCTTTGGCCAAAGATGTCTTGGGGTGTAACAACCAATCTTGTTTTTAAACTTACAGATGATCATGTAAATTTTGTTAAAGGACCACTTGAAAACAGGTTAGGTTCTTCTTGGGATCCAAAGATTCGTTTTGCAAATAAAAAACAATATAACCTTTGGCATTCTAACGTTAAGAGACTATTAAACGAAGGCGTTGTTATTAGACTATTCATTAGCGTAACTAAAGACACGATTGAATATGAGCCTATTGTATTATTGCGTTGGTTAAGAAGGTTGGGTGTTCAAGAAGTTTCTTTTGAACGACTTACGAATAATGGAAGCGCCAGAAAATCGCCAGGAATATTTCCAACCAATGTTGAAATAGACAAATGGTTTCTAAAGATGCACTTACAGTCAGAAGCTGCTAATGCAAGAGGCTGGTTTGATAATGATTTCTTAGAAAACGTTTATGCAAAGTTTGAAAAGCAATTAAACTCGTGTGGTACTTTCTGTCGTGATTGTGAAGAAAAACTTTTCACATTAAATCCTGATGGATCTATATCCGGGTGTCCAAATGCAGCTCCTGAATATCAATTTGGCAACTTATCAGATGACATAAAAACTCTTATGAGAAGCCCAAAACGTATTATAAATATGATTGAAGAAAAAAGTAGAAACCCAAAGTGCTATACATGCCCGGTCTTTCGTTTTTGCAACGGAGATTGCCACCAGTTAGAATGGCAAGGTGATGTATGTGGTGCACCTAAGAGTCTAATGAATCACATAGCA